AAAGTGTTGTCGAAATCATATCTACAAGAAAAGACGATCTTTGTGTTTTCTCCAAAATTAGGTACTTTGATTGGAGGTGTAGTTATTTCATTAAAATAATCTTTTACGCCGGGTTCTCCCCAAGCACCATCAAAACCTACTTTCTGCCAAGGCTTGTTTATTGTTTTTTGAATTTCTCTATTAGAGTTACCTGGAACCCAAGTCTCCTTATCTAGATCATAATGATACTTCTGTCCATTATATTCCGCTTCGACTCCAATATGAAGGGTCTGTCCGTTGTAATTGGTGAGTGTTTCTAGTGAAAAAGCCATGTAATCCCCTGGCTTCAATCCATACTTATGAGGGTATACGCTTCTTACAGCCCAAGGAGCTGCTCTATTGTTTGTAGTATCTGTAACAAACCACATGGAAGGTATCCTCATATCCAACCCCGTTTCGGTTGTATATCTGTTTGTTATTCTTCCGTACTGGAAAACTTGAAAACCGTCATTTGCTAGATTAGAATAAAGAGTCTTATAAGAGACAGGGTCATAGTCAGTGAACCCAGTTAGATACGGAGTAGTGCGGTCTCCTTTTAAGACACTTTCTTTCCAAACTATACTATCGTCGTATTGATCATATCGAGCGAAATTATATGGTTCCGATGTAAAGACGGAGGAATCTCTAACCCACTTGTCTTTGCCTTCGTTGGTTACTAAAGCACTGTCAGTCAGTGAAATCTCATTAAATATGGCACAACCGCCGGACAGGTCGAGAATATTTAGTTGATATTCAGTTTCCTTATCAAGTCCAGCAAAACACATATTTGTTATTTTTTTGGAGTTGAGTTGGAAATTTGAAGGGTAACTTGGATCAGTTCCCCATGTACTATCTTGTGCAGCATCTTGCGACCAACGCATTTCATGTATATCAGGAACTGTTATTTGCCACTGCTGCGTTTCGAAGTTGTAATACTTCTCTTTCCATATATCAACATTCTTATACGGTCCTGTACCTTTCAGAGAAATATTTTTTACTGCTGTCGATCCTTTATCCGAGTTTGGTCCGAACAGAGATGCTACGACAGAAAAATCAGATTTTGTAGAATTACCGTCGGGAGTTGTGTCTGTTTGTAATTCTAGGCTATTTGAATCAAAAGGTATTTTTCTTTCGTATTTAAATTTTGTAAAATCAGTATTGTTTATTCCTGATGGAAGTTCTAAGAAATAGGCTCCTGATGTTGAGGATCGATATGAGGGTAGTTCGCCAGCTAAGAATTTATCCCATTTGGCGGTCTGCCAATTGAACATTCTGTTAGGGGCGCTACTTAGATTGAAATACGATCCACTTGAAGTTGAGTTATAAACCTCCATGGAAAGGGAGTAATCTCCTTGATTTCCTCTGCCTACTTCTGAGATCTGGTTGAAGGTTTGTCCAGATGAATCTACTACAACACACCAATCCGTTGGTTTTACGGTTTTGTTGTTTAATGATTTTCCAAAGTTTGGGTAAATTCTTCTTTTTGTTGTAGTAGTTGCTTGGTTTGAGTATGGGCTGAAATTTGTAGCAGATACTCCAGCGGAGCTACTTTCCCATGTTGATAATATGTTATATCCACCATACGAAGAGCTTTTTGTTTTTGCTTTTAGTAACACCCCCCAATAGTGGTTTACTTCTGGTGTAACTCCTTTTACGTTCAAAGAATATACTTTTGTTGGTTCCATTCCTACAAAGTTTTGAACGATTTGGTTTTTGTTTGCTATTGAAGTATCAGATACAAGACTTTGGTAAAGAGGGTCGTTGTTTGCTCTTAAACCACTAAAAACAAGACCAGACCCACAAGTACCTGGAGACATGTTCCTTTCTATCTGGTATCCGGTAGACTGAAGTGTATTATTTTTGTACTCAATATAAGTATCAGTAGAAGCTAAGCTCCAATCCCCGATGGCGCTCTTATCGTAAACATATGGGCGCCACCCTTTTAGTTTTCCTAAACTAAAGTTTCTTATTGCGTAATTTCGGAATCCGTTAGTACCGTCATCTCTTCCTGTGGCGGTTATACGTATTGTATAGGATTCTCGTCCTGCGGTAGGAGGAAGAATTATAGGTGTGCCAAAATAGAACCATAAGTTTCCACCTCGTAAATACTTGAACTGTTTTGCGTTTCCGTTTGGGGAAAACCTGTGGCTTTGTATGTTGTTTATATCAGTATTGAATGCGTACTCAAACCCGTCCGAATTTCTTGTGAGAGTAACTTCTAACTTTCCGGCGTTGTTCGATCCACCAAATGTAATATCTCCAGAAACCATACTTTCGAAGGATAAGAACAATACTTCGTTATTATCCTTTTGTCCAAAAGCATAATTAATCATTTCTGGGTTGTTCGGGTCTTTATGGAAAGCAAATCTATTTTGGTATTCGTTAGTAAGATTGAATACTTGCTCTATGTAAGCACAACCCGATGAATCTATAGAGTTTGATGAAACGTGAAGGATTACTCCGTCCTTCATTGAAGAGAATACGGTGTCCTTCAAGTCAGAGGTTATTACTGGCTTTACGTAACCTATGCCATCTGAAGACTCGGGGTCGCCGGGATCCTGTAAGTTTAGGATAGGGTTTTTTCCTGTCCAGGAGGGGAGGTTGGCGAAACCTTCACCTCTCGCTTGTCCTGGGTTTACCGCGTCTTGTATTGTTAGATCGGTTGTGTATCTAAAATCATTGTTGTACAGTTCGCTTTGATGCTCTAAGAAACTTGGGTTTTTTAGAATTTGCTTGTCTTCATCACAAAGTTCTAACCTAACAACATCTACAAAAGGGTTTTGATAATCTTGTTGCCACGGAGCAAAGTTTGAATCGTAGAATGTTCTTGAAGGAAAAACAAACTCTACAAAATACTCTTTATTTTTTTCAAACAGAGCATCTTTTTCGTGACCTTGTATTTTGAATTTGTATTGTTTTACGTCAAAGTAATTATCGTGTTGAACAACATGTCTTGTATTTGATTGAATATCTGTCTTTGAAACAAACCGTCCTGAGGCGAAATCGTAGTATTCAAAAACAATACCGTCTCTTCCTCTTGCCACTCTGAAATCGAACGTGGCATCTTTTGCTTTAGCGTTTGTGTACAAAAAGTAAACACCACCAAGACGAATATTAGCGGACTGTCTTAGAGTTATTTCCTGCTGTCCTTTGACGACTTCAAACCGAGTAACTTTTCTAGTTCCTTCGGAAAAAATTTCTTGTCGTGTTTTTATGGAGGGGTTGTCAGGATCCTCTTTTGAGGAGTAAGTTATATCCCAATCTTCTATGTTTTCAAGCGTGGGTGATTTGAGTATATTAGCGTCTACTAGATTATCGTATTTCCATGAGTTGTAACTAAGTGATGAGAAACCATCCAGGATCGGAAATACATCATCATCACGCTGGTAAAGTAGATGATAGTTATAGCTTGAAGTATCTAAAGAACTGTAACTGTACCAAAACCGGGAATCTCTCTTATCATAATAGTCTTTCGCGCTTCCCAGCGTCATTGCCTGGATTTGGTAGCTTGATACAGAGCTTACCCCAGCAGGCATTCCATCGTATCCACTAGGATTGGGTTTGTACGTCATTATATCGGCAATGGTTTTTCTCATACCATCGACGATCATATTCTTATCTGAATAAAGAAGAGTGTCTTTATTCTTGTAAGTATGAATAATTTGTACATTACCCTGCATTGTCTTTGAATCCGAAATTACCGTTTGTTGCGGAGTGGCTGCCGCCCCAGTGTTCTAAGTATTCGCTTCTGGATCCTCCAGATAACATGTAGGTTCCAGATGAGTTCATTGCGTTTCTAGATGATTTGCTCACATTCAAGTCGTCAAAGAACTCAAACACATCTTGGAAGTTTTTCTTTGTGTAATCCTCCGCATAAATATTATATTCTTTATTTATCAAATTTACATTCAATAAAGTAATACCGTTGAACTCTCCTGTATTTAGAGGTTTGGAGAATTCTATGTAATAGACTGAGTTCTCATCATGAACGGGTCCGGCGGAGGCAAAGTATCCCCCTAAAGGACCAGACCTAGAAATAGACCTATATCCTAGAGGTGTTCTGCTGTTCAACGTGTGGAATTCAAAACTTTTTGTTTCAGGTCTAACTGAATCAAATTTTAGTTTTGTCCACTGGTCGTTGATACGCATTGATTTGCTTTCTTCCCATCTCTTGTTATTCCAGTTATAGGCCCAAGACCTACAGAATGATTGTTCCCAACCATTTCCTAAGAATGGTTTTTGTTCAACGACCACGCGAGCATACAACATCTCCTCTCTCAATTCAGCCAGGATTGTTTCTGCTACTTTTGCGGTAACAGAAACTTTGTAATTTTGATTAGGGAATAGTTTATTACCTTTAGATCCATTGAAGAATCTTCCAGTTTGATCTGCTTCTACTTGCTGAATTTTTAGGTTTTGTATTAATACCTCATGATAGTTAGGTCCGTCTGTATCGTTTATTGTTGGTGTTATCCATAACTCATATGAGTCTCCTTTTTCAAAGGAGTAATCTGTTATAAAATTAGCTTTGTAAATAGGAAATAGAGGATCGACGGTATTTACACTGCTTACTGCTGCGAATCCTCTTACGTTGGTAGCATAATACGTATCTCCGGCGAAAGATATCCATGTTTGGTAGATTTCATTCCAATATTTACTTTTTGTTGTATTTATAACGGCAAAACAACAAGATGCATCAGTAGAGCCTCCAATCAAATTTGAAGAAGCTTCAAAAGATAGTTGGTATCTCGTATTAGGGTCTAAAGCTCTTAAATTTTTTGGGGTTGTTTTATCTAAAGGAGATATATTAGAAACTAAAGCTGGGTTTTTTGGTCTTCCTATACAGGAATTGTAGCTGGCGCCCAACCCTCTTGCTTTAATGTATACTTTAGGTAAGCTACTTAAATCTGTGTTTGGGACGTACGCTATTGTATCCGCAACCGCTGCTATACGAAGTTCTCCGTATATTTCGGGGGTTCGATCATATGAAGTAAATTTCCACCCGGCTATAGCAGATGTGACTGGATCGTTACGTGTATCGTCAATAGGCGCGAACCTGAAATCGCCGTTGTATGCTAGATTCTTGTTTCCATCAAATGGAAACCGTACTCTAATTGCTTGCTTGGGGTCTTCAGTAGAACTTCTTTGAATTAAAGTAATTCCGCTTGAAGCATAAAGATCCACGTTGTATTGACTGCCTGGGTAGTTCCATACCGCGATTGAGTTTACGTTTGGAGCAGTAAAAGAGACGCCCGATAAGAGAGTATCATTAGAAAACTCTAGAACATTAGGACGTTCGAATGTATCCAAAGGATGTTCGTAAGTTCCGAATGCCTGTCCTTGTAGAATTCCTGATTCTAGGTCTCGTCTACTTCCGTCAGTAGAAATAAATATATTTCTATCTGAGATGGCTCTTGTAGCTACAACAGAACTCCAACTAGGATAAGAATTTGAAATAGTATTTGTAGAGTTTTTGAATGGTGCGGAAGATGTTTCAAATACTATGTTTCCAGCTATAGTAAAATCATTGTTCAAGAAGCCTGGCCCGAATACATGGGATAGTATATTAAATCCTCCGGCATACCTGGTAAATTTAGTTTTGGTATTCGGTAGAACCGTGTTTCTTAGTTGTCTTTTGAATTTTGTATTATATTCGTTGTACAACTTTATAACACCAGTTCCAAACTTGAAATTCTTATAGCCTTCGTTAGTAAATCTCAACCACCTATCATCATATTTTCCTCTTCTAATAAAGATTTCTGTTAACGCACGAAGTATCTGTGAACCGAATACGTCACGAAGAGAGTTGAAGCTAGATGCGTTTGGTTCTATATCTGTTATATTTCTTACTGGGAAGTGTGATGACGCTTCGTATCCAAAATAAGAAGTTGATGATGTGTTATATTGGTTGTAAACGCCAGAGAACTGTCCACTGGTATCTGCGTAGGCTTGTGCTGAGAAGTTAAATCCTTTGGGGAAAAAGCCAGATACGTGCAACCCTCTTGCGGAATTGGTTGATGATGCAGAGAAGAAATCAGTCGGTGTCGGTTGGTTAAGCCCTCTTCTGGTATTTGACCACCCAGTAAATTTATACTTCAGGTTTCTTCTTCTTCCAGCAGTTCTGTATGATTTTTGATTATACTTTATCGCACTTACGGACTGTCCATCGTCTGTTTCCGTGGCTCCATTCCAGGCGCATACCTGAAAATCTGTAGTGTGTACCGTAGCGGAAGGGATGAATCTTCCTTGTTTTGGGTTGTATATGCTTGGACCTATTCCTACGAAACTCCCTGTTCCGCTGAACATAGGAAATCCGTCGTATGAATAGGAACTGTTTAGCTGATCCATATCAGACTGGATCGTGTTTACTACCTCAATATCAAGTGATGAACTGTTTGGGTAGTAATCTTCAAAAAAATCTTTTCCTACAAAAATCTTGTTTAGAACGTGGAACGGCGCGAACTGTCTAAAGATGTCTACAATAACTGGGATTGCTTTTCTTCCCAATTTTGTTTCGGCAACATTCGCATAGTTATTCGCGGAAAACTCAATTTGATCAGCGTCAAGCTTTGTATGGACTTCAGATGATTTTGAGTTCCAAAAATCAAATACAGACATCCCCTCAATATTACCTTCCCTAACTATTTTTTCATAGTTATATGGAAGTTGTAAAGAGGAGGTCATAAATTTAAATGTTTGGTTAGCACCGTAACCAACTTCATTTAAACCTACTTCACCTTTTATACCTACTGAATCAGAAATATACTGAGCTATTGTGTGAGCTGTTGATGTTTCTAAGCCAAGACCTAAGCTGTTCTGTGGTCTTGCTAAAAGACTAGAAAAATCTTTTATGATGTTATCGGTAAAAAGGCAGTTTTGATAAAATCTGTGTTCTTCCCACGGAGGTATAGGTATGTT